GCAGCAGTTTTACTAGGAGAATAATCATGACGATACATGTCATAAGTGAAACCTAATCCACCAGTAGTTTGTTCTGGGGAAACCCAGTCAATTCTACGTACAACTTGAACCGTGTCGGCAGCAAGAACACGTTTCAATGATATCATATCATCATAAGATGCTGAGAATTCAGAGAAAGAATCTACCGCTTGTGGTGGAGAGTTCTCATTATCCCAAGTTTGGGGTCTACCTATAAAGATATAAACCCTATCTCGACTAGAACCTGCATCTGCATCACTTTGAGTTGCATCTGGTCCTTCAAGAGCCTTAATGAATTTTTGTGCCGAAAAAATTCTAAATTGATCAGTTAATAGAGCTGCCATGTCCTAGTGACTATTGTCCTCCTGTTTATTTATGCCTATTTGGAACGAACGATTGTATTATACTCAATTCGCTTAATTCTATAAGATGCACCACCATTACCAACAATGTTCTCACCACCCATAATTGCATACGCTACAGCACCAGATCCTGTGCTATCTCCAGATGCATTTGTGAAGGTTACTGTTGGATGAAGTGCATATAGATTATCAACAGATTGTTGAATTCCATATCCACCATTACTAATGGTAACACTAGCAACTTGGTCACCTGCTGTTGTCATGTTAACTGTACCAGTTGCTTGTATATCTCCACTATTTTCAATTGATATTACTGGTGGTGCAGTATAGTTAGTTCCTGGATTTTGTATATAGAAATCAACAATACTACTGTTATGAGAGAACTCATACAACCAACCATTAATACCAACATTAATATTACCAGTATTATATGGAGCTATATCTTGTACTCTTAATATAAGATTTACTGGATCCCAAGAAACAACTGTTCCTCTAACACCAGAAATATCTCCAGTGACAATCTCATTAACACTAAAGTTTAATCCATTAGCATTATTAGCATCAACGTAAATATCAATAATTGAATTATGTGAAACACCTTCACTTAATCCACCAGCTTCAGTAATAGTAGCAAATTTAAATGGTATACTTGCATCCTTTATACTATCACCAACTTGGAAAAGTGTAGTGTTAGTTCCACCTTGAGTTTCTTCAATACCATATAAAGAACTATATATACCACCTTCTAAACTAATTTGGTTTTCAAAAGTAGTACCAGTATTAACCAAATCAGGAATACCGTCACCTGCACCATCATTTTCTGCTATATCTTGGAAATCTTTATCTACTATTGTACCTAAAGGTGTTGTTAAAGTAACAATATTAGTACCTTCAGCATCTATAATAATATGTGGATCAAATCCAGAAGGTGCACTTTGAGGAGTACCAGCATCAAACTGAACAATAGCATCTTCAGTAGAAGGAATACCACCATCAATAAATGCTAATTCATCAATTTCAAATACAACTAAAAGTTCTCTAGCTTCAGGATCCCAATCGTATACTTTAGCAACCTTATTATTAGCATTTTCAACTTGTCTAATAACTCTATCACCAACACTAAAATTAAAACTTTGATTAGAATCTAAGATAACTCTTTGATCATAATTAAAATTAACACCTCTTGTTAATCCATAGAACCTACCATCAGATTTATTTGTATAGGTAATAGTTTCTTTATTAACTATAACTTGTCCAGATCCAGGATAAGCACTAGTATCATCTACATATATGGTTAAATCAGATGGTCCAACATCTTTAACTAAACCAGTTAAATTGATTTGACCAGAATTATATGCTTGTCTTGCTCTAGTTTTTCTCTTAAGATCTACTAGTTTCGTAAATATAATATTTGGAGCACTAGTATAACCCTGTCCTTGCTCTGTTACATTAATAGCAGTTACTTGTCCTTGACTGATTATTGCTTCAGCCTTTGCACCAAGTCCTCCACCACCTGTGATTAAAACTGAAGGTGCTTCTTGATAAAATTCTCCTCCATCTACAATACTAACACTAGTTACTTTACCTCGTGTATCTATTGATGCAGCACCTTGAGCTCCTTGCCCTCCACCACCTTCAAAGATAAGTGTTGGAGGTGTAGCGTAACTTCTACCACCATTAAGTAAAGACAGACCAGTTACAGTCTGTACAGTAGGAGTTCCTTCTGCACCTGTTCCTTGACCACCAAGAATCCTTGCTGTTGCTCCACCAAAGAAATTATCACCCTTTTTAGTCATTCTAATATAAGCAACTTTCCCTGCTTGATCACCTGTACCTAAAACAACTTCACCTTCTGCAGTTGTTGGAAATTCAGTTGCTAAATCAGGAGGTGTGTCACCTTCAAATAAAGGTGTGCCATAAAATCTTGGACCTATAGTATAAGGATATTCTGGTGCTCCTATATTAGTTCCATATTCTCCCAAATTATCTCCAGTATACTGCTTCTTTCCAGTCATAAAATATGCATAAGTTCCATTAGGATACTCTGGAGTTACGGCAAATCTACCATTATGTCGATCAAGCGTTCCTCTATATTGTACAAACTTCCAATTAGCAGTAGTACCTGAAGTATGACCAGGTTCATCTTGTGCATCACCACTAGCAGTAATTGCTGCAGTTGCTTCATATATTGAATAACTATTATTCTCTCCATTATCACTAGGAGTTACTACAGTATCATATTGATCATAATCAGTATCTTTATCCCATGCTGGTGATTCATCAAAAATATAATCTTCTATTAAATCTCCAAGAACATATCCATCTTGAACAGTTCTTACTCCAACTGCTGCAGTTGTATCAGAAAATGTATAAAGTGCAGCAGGAGCATCTACAGGAACTTCAAATCTCAATTCTCTCTTAGTTGCAGCATCAAAACCAGCAATATAACTTGCATAAGTTACTTCTGTTTCTTCAAGATAATACTTAACTTTACCATGACCAGAATACACAAATGCAGTATCTCCTAATGTACCACCATGCCAACCATCATCTGAAGTAGAAATTAGTAATGCTTCACCATCATTAGAGGAATCGTCTTGATTAAAGACATAAGTTTTTCCTCTAAAAAGTTCTAAGAAACTTGGAGTTGATCCATCAAATAAAAATTTATTATTAGATAATGTAACTGCATATGTTACAGTTGAAGGAGTAACAACATCTGGTCTATTACCTGGTAATTCTGCAGTAGTTCTTAATCTATATCCAGAAACTTCAGGTTCAATTACTCCACCTAATATTCTAGTATATGAACCATTAGAGAATCTTGTAAACTCACTTTTACCATAAGGACCATAAATTGGATAACCATCATAAGACATACCCAAAATCTTTGAGTGTCCATTAGTATGTCTAGCATAATCAACAGCAATAGCATTACCAGAACTATCTTGATATCCATCAGCATCTGATGTACCAAAATAGTAAGTATTAGTAGTTGGTGGATTATCAATATCAGTATCTAAACTAATATAACCTGCATGTCCAGTCCAACCAGACATGTATTGATGATGTGCACAATGATAATAGATTCTTTGTGATTCATCGGCATTCATTATGAATAATGGTTGCCATTGATTTTCATAATCAGCTGCAGGTGCTTCAGTAACTCCTGTACTCTTATAATAAAGTGTTCCTGGACTTGGATTTAAAGGACCATCTGGAGTAGTACTAAACCTCATTGGATGTCCTTGTGCACCTTGTTGATTACTACTATCCGATTGATTCCAAATAATTAAATAATTTCTCTTTACTTTAATATTTTCTGGTGCCATATAATATTGACCAGGCACAAAAGGACCAAATTCATTTGCTTCAGGTCCAAAGTCTATATAAAAAATTCCTTCTGGAAATGGTGTTGGATTATCTGATATTATAAAACTAAATCCATTTGATCCTAAACATGTATCATTAATTACAAAATCTTCTGTGGTACCCAACAATCTCAAATAAACATGGGTAACTAGGTTTTGATTATTTCTAACAACTTTAGAAATAGTTCCTTTTGCTGCTCCACTAACTTCATCAACAATCCTACCAACTTCAACATTACCAAGAGTTTCATCAACTTGTGAAACTGTTAGCATAATATTATCATATTCTACCTTTACATTCCAAGTAAATTGTTCTAACCTACCCCAATCAAATACACCATTATCCTGATCAAATTCTAATATTGATTTTAAACTATGATAATAAGAAATATTACCATCAACTAGAACATCATTAGAATTAGTATTTTTTATATACTTATGCTTAACTGTATCAATATTAAATCCTGGATGTGGATTTCCAGCACCAGACCAATCTGGAGTATGGAGTAAACCACCATTCGCTAGGATTCCAACTACTTTACTACTTTGTATCTCTCTAGTTCCTGGATTAGGAACATCTTTACCACCTCTATAAATGAATGTTTGATCAAAAGATCTATCAATTAAAGGTCCACCACCTGGTGCTGCCTCTGCCTCTGTCCAAGTAGGTTTGATATGATTATCACTTTGTATTCTTAATCTATCAGTATTGGATTGAAATGTACCTGATGTAGGAGAATTAGGATGTGTTTGCCATATCCTATTAATATCAAATGAATTTAAAACATTAGGAGTTTCTGAAGATGGTGTGACCTGCAATCGAAGAGGATCATAACCTTTACCTCTTTCTAGAACACGAACATGTATAATTTTACCAGAATCTTCATCAATAATTGGATATAATAATGCTTCCTGTTCTGGAGTTCCGCATCCAGTAATAGTTAATCGTGGAGGATCTGCTGGATCATATAAAGATCCAGGATTCTCTATTTCTACCGCTTTAACACCGAAAATTTCATCAAATATAGGTTTAATTACGGCACCAGATCCAGGAACAGTTCTTGCCATTTATATTATGTTATAACGTTGATAGTTCCTTGCATCGCAGCATGGAGTGTACATTGATAATATAGTGTAGTAGGAGCGTCCATAGGAACAGTCCAATAAAGTACTGATGTTCCACTACCAGTTTGACCAGAAGTGTATGGTGTTCCTGCTAATCCTTGAGTACTTTGAATCCTAAATGGATGTGACGCAGCTTGTACAGTATTGTCAAAAGCATATGTCTGTCCTCTTTGAACATATATTGTAGGATCATTCTGTGTAGTTGGGAAACCAGGTCCACTAAAAGTATAATCTGATGCACCATTAGCATTAATTTCCCACCATGTAATAGGACTACGAGTAGGAACCCAAGTGGTTCCATTATAGAACAATGAATCACCTTGTACTAAGGTACCTAAATTTACATCTGTTAATGCTGCTAATGTAGTTGTTAAAGTACCACTAAAATCAACTGTTAAAACATCACCAGTAATAGAGGTTGTAATATTAGTTCCACCAGCAATAGTTAATGAATCTGTTGCCGAATCAGCAGTAATACTACCAGTATCACCAGCAATTGTTGCAAATAAATTAACAGAACTTACACCTGCATTATCATCTGCTGCTTTCCAAAGTGCTGCAGAATTATCCCATTTAAGAACCTGTCCATCAGTAGGTGCAACAGTAGTTGTATCAACATCTGCTAAGAGATCAATACTGGAATATTGTGTTGCAATTTTTGCCTGTACATCACCAGCACCACCTGTTGTAATATTAATATTAACATATGGATTATCATCACCATCTACAGTAAAGAAATATCCAGTATATGTTGCAGCTGAAGGTGCAGATCCAAGTGTACTAAATTCATTCTTATATTTTACCTTTGTTGGCATATCAATAGTACCATCAGTACCTTCAAAAGTATTTGTAATTCCACCATTAGATATAGTTACATCTCCTGTTCCATTAGGAGCAATAACTATATTTCCATTAGCAGATGAAATAATTGAATTACTGTTAACATCAAGTGCTGCAGTTAAATTTGTATAGTCTGACGGGATAAAATTAGTTCCATTATAACGAAGAACTTGTCCAGTAGCAGGGTTTGTGGTACTGACCGTTAAGTTTGTACCATTACCTAAAGCAGAATATATTTCATTAAAATTATCATTAATCTTATCACCACCAACTCTCAGGGTGTCACCTGTATTATCATTGGAGGTAGTACCAATATTTAATCCTTGTTTGGCCATTACTTATACGGTTTTTCTATAAAGTTATTTATGGAAGTATTTCGGGGTCAACTAGTTCTTCACCATATTGACTTAAATCAGGAGCTGTCCAATCATCAGGAACTGATGTTTCTACTTGAATATCTGGGTTCTGATAAGATTGTCCAGGTGAACTCATTTCAACACCAGCAACACCAACCAGAGCACGAATCTGTCCATCGAATCCTGATACAGAATCAATTCTTACTGTAGGTCTTGTTGTATATCCAGAACCTCCACCTGTTACCTGTACATCTCTAATAAACCCACTAACAATATTTGCCTGACCTTTAGCATTTTGTCCAAAGACAGATCCAAGATAATCAAAGGTAATTAATGAGTTTGATGACTCAATAACAGCAACTTCTCTGTCTTCTGTTTCACCCTGTATATCTATAAAATCACCAGGCTCAATAGGTGGTACAACTTCAGCAGCATCAACGTCTGCCTCAGAACCAACATAAGAGAAAGCAACGAATGTTGATCCCACACGAGGAATCTCAGAGAAGATTATTCTAGAACCAACAATCTCAAAACCTACGCCTGGTTCCTGTATAACACCATTGAGTGAAACTATGATGTTGTTTTCTGGAAGAATTGTAGAAGATTGAACACCTTCTGTAAGTGTTAATGAATAGAATATATCATTACGCTTGAGGTTAAATGACTGACGTAAAGAGTCAAACTCGAATGAAATATCATCCAATTGTCTCAATTTACCTATATAGAACCCTGTAAATGATGCTCCTAGATCTGGTGCTTCTGTGAACTGAATCTGGTTAGAGAACGCTGTATATGCTAAAGTAGATCCTGGAGGTTGTAATATACCATTAACAAATACCATTAAATGTCCTTCTGGATCTGGTAGGTATTGAGTACCATTTGCAATAGTTAATGGGAATGTTGTCTGAGTACCATCAAATCCTTTAAATGCACGTTTAACACGAGCGAGTAAAGTTTCTTTTGAAAGAATGACAGATCTATAATCTTCAGGACCACGTATCCAATCTCTAGTACTAAATGTTCCTTTTACATCACTTAGATATAATCTCTTATTAATACCAACATCACGAATATCTTGAACTAATGCTGATGCAGAACCAGCAGTTGTAGTCTTGGTTGTAATAGATGCGTAACCAACTGGGAATCCAGTTATTCCATCTCCATAATCACCAACAAGATCACCATTATTAAATGTTCCTTGATATTCTGCAACATAGAGATAATTATTATCTAAATCAACTTCAGATATTATTCCATATTGTGTTGGATCTTGTGAACCATTAATAATCTTATAAAGTCTATTTCCTACTGTAAAGACATTCAATGAACTTACTATACTAATTCCAAGTCTAATATATCCACCAGAAGCAATTCTGGATCCAACACCAAGATTAAGACCAGCATACTTACTAACATCTAAGTATTGTCTAGAAGATTCTGGATAAACAACAGAAGTTGTTTCAAATGAACCTAATAGAGTTTCAGTATCAACTGTTAGAGTACCGCCAGTATTATCTAATGTTGCTGCTTGATTCTTAATATATCCAGTTGGTGTCGCAGTATTACCAGAAGTATAACCTTTAAATGGTATGTCATTACTAAATTCACCCTTAACATCAATAATGTGTATTCTATCTTCTATTTGACTGATTTGTGCAGTTGTAGAATTATTAGCACCAACAACATTATCTGTAATTGCCCAAGGACCAGCAGTTACTTCTACATCTAGGTACTTATAGTTTTCATCAAAATGATAACCATAAACAACACCAGTAATTGAAGGTGCACCTTGCTTGGCAACAACCTCACCCATTGTGTAAGGACCATCTGTAATATCACCATCAATACGGAATCTCTGATAGATCTTAACTATCTTACCTTCATTTATTGAAATTCTTTCTAGTTCAGCAGATGAATCACTCCATGTTCCATATAGATAATCAGTATTATTCACTCCACCTCTAATTCCTGTAGGAACAGTTCTTGTTCCATAATTCTTAGTAGGAATAACAATACCATTATAAGTTGGTAGAGTAGTATAATGAGTATCTACTGCTAACTGCTTACTTATAATATCTAAAGAACCATTAATAAATTCTCTAACAGATTTTTCATCATAATTTGATGCACTAGCAGAATCGTAATAAGAGTAGAAACTAACTTGTGGAGATGGAGCAACAAGAGTACCTGTAATAGATTGCTTCATGTAAGTATTCAACAAGTTAAGAGCATACTGCTTAACGTTGTATTCCATATCACCATAGAATACTTGACCTGCTTCAGAAGTATAAGGATCTAATGCACCTTCAGCAATCTTAGCACCCCAAACAAGAAGATCTGTTGCTGTATTATATGATATGTTATTATTGAGACCGATATAAGGTACAAATTGTCTGAATCCCCAAGAGAATGTTAATGTGATATATGCTCTATACCAACCATCTCCAAATGGAATTGCACCATATGCATCAACATTTACACCACCCTGAGGTTGGAATATAGAACTAGTTGATCCATTAGTTAAATCAAGATTAAAGAAAGCATCCTGTCTTCCAGCGTAATCAACGTCTAATGTTACCCTAATGTGTACATTTGATTCTGTACCAGCTTTAACGAAAGTAGAGAATGTAAAATTACGGAATTGAGTTACATTAAATGGACCTTCATCAAATGTATTATCAGCGTTATCCCATGTTAAATTACCATCATCAAATGTATCATAGTAACTCATGGTGTATCTCTTATAGATGCCATGAGTACCAGCTACTGTGGTTGAAGTTAATTTATCTGCAGTATAATTTGTAGAAAGATCAAAATCAGGTGGTCGAGATGTTATAGCACTATCATTTTCTGAAACTGTTGTCTCAATTGCTGTCCAATTAGGAGAACTAAATGTTTCAGGAGTAGGTACAAGGTTATCAGAAGAAACTTGACCTTGAATATTAGAAGTTATTTGTCTTGCTGTATTCAAAATCTTAACGTTAGTTGGTTTTGAATAAACGTTATAGACTGATACAACACTAGCATACGTTGCAGTAGCACCACTTCCTTGTCCAACAAGAGTATCAGATGGTGCTGGTACATTAGTTGTAGTAGGTTTGATATACAAATGATTATTTGCTGCATCAAATTCTAATATCTCAGCATTACCACTAGGATATCTTAATATTTCACCATCTTTAAAGTTTCCAGTAACTGTATTAATAAGAATCTTATACGCTCTAGTAGTTGAATTTACATCTGTAGTAATAAGATCATGGACAATATCATCAGTTAATTCAGTAACAAAGTTATCATATACCCATGTACCAGTACCGAATTGCTGATTAACAATAGCACCAATTTCTTGAACATAATAATTCTTATTATAAAGAATATTCTTAGCAGCACTTCTAGCATCAATTTTACCAGGAGAAAGCATACTAACAGCAGTCTCAACTAAATCTCTTATTCTATAAACTACAGCATTAATATCTGTAGGACTTAAACCATCTCTATATGCAATTTCATTTGAATGTTGTGCTTGATATTGTTGACCAGTTACAGCATCACTAAATGTATAAAGTAGATTTCTAGCTGCTTTCTCACAAAGTAATTTAAGTTTTTCAATTGAGAATAAAGTAGCAAGCAATTCATTTTCAACTTCATCAATTTGAAGATTTGCTGTTAGATATGATTCAATTGCAGTAATAGTACTATTATTACCACCAGTTTGTAAATCAGATATAATACTGAGAATAATTAACTTAAGATCTCTTTGGCATGTTAATTCACCATTATCACCTGGATATGCATGTGCCTGATAATTAACACCATTTAATTGATAAGTAAATTCTTCAGTAGTAAGACCTGTTATTTCTTCAGCAATGTATTGTCTATTAAAGTATAAACGATCTGCAGCAATATTAAAGTCATTATCAGTAGGAGCAATAATATCATTAGCAGTTGCAATTAAAGTATCAACAGCACTCTTAACATTAGCACATCCACCAGCATCATTAGTAATATCCCAATCACCAACAATAATATCATTAGTATTAGTATAATCTAAATCACCAGTTACACATTGCTTAACATAATGACCTACACGATCATGTGCATATACAGACTGGAATACTTGTAAACGAATATGCTGTAATTCGCCACTTTGTCCAATATAGAACTTAGCACCAGTAACAATATTTCTATTTCCACCTGATTCAAGATCATTGGCAATAGCATCAATAATTAATCCAATATCTTGCTGACAACGTAAAGTACCTGCTCCACTTCCATCTGTATTTCTAGGCATATCCAAAGCAAGATCTGGATATCTAGCAAGCATATCATATGAAGACTTATCAAGGATAACTCCACGATTAGCACGTATTAGATTTGCTGCATCACGGAATCTATACTGAGTATCAGCATCAACTTGATTTGCATATAGAATATCATTAGTAGCATCATGATATGAAACATCAAATGGAGTATCAATATATTCATCAACCCTACCACCAGCAAATTCTTGAGCAGCTTCTACTCTTGCAACAGATGCTAGATGATCTACAGGACTTGGTAGATTTGCTTGCTCTAAAGTATCAGTTACAATATCCATCAAGTTTCCAGTTGTTGTATAAACATCTGTACAATCTTGTGTTGAATACTTAGATTGTGTTACTGCATTAGAATCTGCAGAAGAGAATGTATGTACATATTGATCATCTGATCCAGATTTTCCAACGTTTACTGTAATGCTAGTATTAGGAACTGAATCTGTTACTCTTATAACTTGATTAGATGCAGGATCAGTAGTTCTTGGATAAGATGCAATTTCTTCATTTCCATCCTTATCACATGTAAATTTAATAGAATTTCCAGATAAGAATACTGAACTACCAGCAACAACTAATCCATTATTTGCAAATGATACAAAGCTATGAGTATAGTTACCACCAGTACTAATAGCATTATTAAGAGCAGATATAAACCTATGATTGTAATTACCACCAGACATTAAGACTGATCTAGTAATAGCATTAGGTAGTGCAGATTTAAATGTATGTGTATAATTACCACCAGTAGTTATTGCTTGAGCATCTGCATTTACAAATGTATGAGTAGTAGTATTAGAAGATATACCAGCATTAACTGTAATTGTATCAGCAGTTACATCTATAATTTCTACATTTGTATCATAATTTCTATCACGTTTTTGCTTAATTCCACCACCTTTACTTGCTGTAATTGTATGTACATAATTACCACCACTAATTACAGAATCAGCAAGAGATGATGCATAAGAATGAGTATAACCACCACCAGATATTACAGCACCTGCAGCTGCAGATACAAATGTGTGAGCATTGGTATTAGTAATAGCACCCTGACCACCATTAACATTAATAGTGATAGTTCCAGCAGCATAATCAACTGCAGTGATATTCATTGCATTGTTGTAAGCATAATCAGCACCACCTGCAGCTGCAGATCCAGTTGCACGAGGATAAGTTCCATTACCAACTGTACCACCTTGATCACAAGAGAATACAAATGATTGAGGGGCAAGTCTTACTGACATACCAACCTTCAAAGTATGAAGACCTATAGTAATGACCATATCACCACTAGTAGGATCATAAGTTGCATCTGTTGGAGTATGATATTTTAAAGGTGATTTACCAACGTTTACTGTAATTGAATCTTCAGTAGTAGATTTTATTTCAACAGAGTTTCTATACGCTCTATCACGCTTCATCTTAACTCCATCAGCAGCTGCTGTTACAAAAGTATGATTATAATTACCACCTGTTACAATTGCACCTGGAAGAGCATAAAGGAATGTATGGGTTTCTAGGTTTGATATTGGAGTGTTAAGAGCTGAGTTAACATTAACTGCGATATATGTCTGATTACCATCAATGAACAGAACTGGAAGAGAAGTGTTATATGCATAGTCTTGACCATTACCAGTATTAGCACCTGAAGCACGAGGATACTTATTAACGGTTGAGTTACCATCTTGAGTACAAGCAAACCATAAAGATTCTGGGTTAATTCTAATACCATCTCCTAAACTTACAGCACGTGCTAATTCAGGATTGAAAATGTATAAGTTACCAGTATCAGGATAGTAGTTAACTGCTTGTGCATCATAACCGACAAGTGGTGTTGTACCAACATTAACTTCAAAAGTGTTCTCAGTTACAGCACCAACATCTAACCATGTGTCTATAACTGGATCTGATGTACGTGGATATGTCTTCTGTGCAGTATTCCCATCCATTTCACATGTGAATGTGAATGAATCTTGATCAAACTTAACTTTATCACCAGTATCCATTCTATGCTGAGGTACTGTAACTACCATTACCCCAGTTTCACCATTATAAGTTGCACCTGTTGCTGTGTAATTATCGATATTTGGTCTAGGATAAGACTTAGTAGCAGTGCCACCATCCATATCACAATTAAAACTAACAGCTCCTTCTAGAAGTCTAACATTAGTACCTTGTACTAAACTATGAGTACCTATAGTTAAAACTAAATCACCAGTTGCAGGATCATAAGTTGCATTTGATGGAGAGTAAGTTACTGTTGGAGACTTACCAACAAATACTTCAAATGTAGTTGTGGTTACATTAGAAACCTTTAACCATTTGTTATAAGTTGGATCTGTTGTTCTAGGATAGGTGTGCTTAGAAGAACGTTCATCCATTGAACATTCAAAAGTAATTCCACCTTCATCAAACTTAACCCAATCCCCATTTCTAATTCCATGAGCAAGTGGTGTAGTAACAGAAAGAATACCAGTAATAGGATTATAAGTTGTTCCACCCCATGCAGTATGACTATCAATAGTGGCTCTTGGATAAGAGTGATTAGTAGCATTACCATCTTGTGCACATGTAAATGTTATTGATTCTAAAGCAATCCTAACATTTGAACCTTTAGCTAATCCATGATTACCAATGGTAAGTTCCATTGCACCTGTAGTTGGATTATAAACAGCATCTCTAGGCGTATATGTCTTAGTTGGAGATTTACCAACATTAACATCAAAAGTATTATCAGTTACATTAGAAATTTCTATCCAATCACCAGAAATAGGATCACTTGTTCTTGGATATGAATGATCTGAAAAATGATCATCCATTGAACATGTAAATGTTAATGCATTATCTCTAATAAGAACTCTTTCACCATCCTTCATACCATGACTATTAGAAGTAATTGTCATTGCACCTGTTTCTGGATTATAAGTTGCATCACTAGGTTGATACTGATATGAACTTAAACCTTGGAAAGTATGTGTAGATGTATTAGTTGCTGTGTATCCATCTAAAGGATTAATTGTAATTGTAGTTGAAGTAACTGCATCAACAGGAACTGCTTGAGCTACTAATGGATCTCCCTCAATAATACCATTTAATGCTGCAGTAACCCAAGTATGAGAATCTGTATTAGTAGAAGGAACAGAATCTAAAACCTGAACCTTGAATGAAGTTTCAGTTACATTATTAATGAATAACCATCTACCACTAACAGGATCAGTAGATCTTGGATAAGTCTTCTTCTGATCATCTCCAAGTGCACCTTGGAATCCACAAGCAAATGTAATTGAATCATCAACAAACATAATTGGAGTTCCAGGTCTCATTCCATGAACACTGGTTATACAATTAATAGCAGCAGATTGTCCAGTAACGAAGTTGTGTGTTGTAGTATCTGTAATAGCACCCTGACCACCATTAACGTTAACTGTAATCGAAGTACCAGTTACTGCCTTAATCATTAAAGGAGTATTATATGCATAATCATTACCATTACTTCTAGGATATACTTTATTAGTTGTATTTCCATCACCATTATAATCACAGGTAAATGTTAATGACTCCTCAGCAATCTTAATTCTATCACCAACAACAAATCCATGACCAAGTATAACTGCACCAGAAGTTGCTTCAACAAATTGATGAGTAGAAATATCTGTAATAGCACCTTGACCACCATTAATATTAACGGTAATAGTACCTCCTGATTGGTCTACAGCAGTGATATCTAGATAAGTATCAAATGCATAATCAGCACCATTATTACCAGTTGTAGAGGCACCTGATGCACGTGGATACTTCTTCTGAGTTTGATTGCCATCACCAAGATAATTACATGTAAATGTTAGAGATTCTTCGGCAAGTTTAATACGATCATTTGTAGTTAATGTATGAGCACCAATATCTAAAACTAAGTCACCTGTTGATGGGTTATAAGTAGCACCACTAACATCCTTAGTGCCAGAATTTAATGCAATGGTCAATACCATATCACCCGATGTTGGGTCATATGTTACAGCAGTAGGAGTATGAGAATCTTGAGATACCTTAATTTCAACTATACCTGTAGCAGGATTATATGTTGTTCCAGGTCCAGCAGTATGTGTTGTAACTTGAGTTCTAGGATAAGCATAGTTACCAACACCTTCAGTACAACTAAAGAGAAGTGAACTAGGTGCTACTTTAACTGTTGAATTTGCTTTACTTACACATCCACTAACAGCAGATACAAATGAATGAGCATCAGTATTTGTAGAAGGTACTACATCTAAAACTTGAACATCAAATGTATCTGTAGTTACATTAGAAATAGGAATCCACTTATTACTAATTGGGTCAGTTGAACGTGGATAATCTTTCTGTGCAGCAGCACCAGAAGCACCACCAAATGCACAACTTAACTTCAATCCACCATCAGCAATCTTAATCTTCTCACCATTAGAGAATCCATGACCACTAATAGTAAGAGTCATAATACCTGTTGTTGGATTATATGCAACATCAGTTGGTGTATGAGTGGTTGGAGCAGGTAAACTATGAGAACCAATAGTAAGTTCCATAGCACCAGTTGATGAATTATAAGTCGCTGCTGTAGGAGCATATGACTTAGTAGGAGATGCACCAACGTTAACTGTTATAGAATTATTCTTCTTAACGATACCATTTTCTAAAGCAGTAACAAATTCGTGAGTATATTGCTGATCAGAAGGAGATTGACCTACATTAACTGTAAATGTATCTGTGGTGTGAGACTTAATTCTTAACCATCTACCAGCAAAAGGATCAATTCCAGGACGAGGATAATTATGAACACTTATGTTATTATCTCTAGAACATGTAAATGTTAATGAATTATTTTCAATTCTTATTTGATCTGTAGTAGATAATCCATGACCAGGAATAGTAATGCTTATATCACCTGTTAATGAATTATAACTTGCATTTGCTGCTGTTAATGTTTCACCATCAATGTAGATAGGAAGTGAAGTATCATGTGCAGGATCATCTCCTCTAGGATAAGAATGATCGGTTGAATAATTATCTTGATCACAACTAAAGGTTATACCATCCTTTAGCATCTTAATTGTTTCTCCAGACCTTGTAATTCCATTAGGTACAGCAGAAATAAATGTATGAGTGTAAGAACCGCCAGCAGTAATAGCATTAGTAGCAGCACCTTGACCAGTTACGAATACATGAGTGTAAGAACCACCAGTTTCAATAGCATTAAATGCAGTACGATCAACCCAGTTGTGTGCAGTTGTATCTGTAATAGCACCTTGACCACCATTAACGTTAACTGTTATGGTTCCTGCAGCTTGATCAGCAGCAGTTATTGATACAGCAGTATTATAAGCATAGTCAGCACCAGCATTACCAGTTGTAGAGGCACCTGATGCACGAGGATATTTCTTAATAGTGGTATTTCCATCACTATTATAATCACAAGTAAACCATAAAGATTCAGTTGCTATCTTAATACTTGTTCCACTAGTTAATCCATGAGCAGTACCAATTGTTAATACCATATCACCCGATGTTGGGTTATATGTTGCATTAGTAACGTTATACTTAACTAGAGGAGATTTTCCAACATTAATATTGATTGTTGTATCAGTTACTCCAGTAATAGGAATAGAAGCACCAGATACAGGATCGGTTGAACGAGGGTATGTATGATTAGATCCATTAGAATCCATTGAACATGTAAATGTCAATGAATTATCAGCAATCTTAATAGTAGATCCCTGTTTTAAAGTATGAGAACCAATAGTAAGTTCCATTTCACCTGTTGCAGGATCATAAGTTGCTGCAGTTGGTGTGAAGTTGGAAAGAGTAGTAGTACCAACATTAACATCAAATGTATTAGTAGTAACGTTAGAAATAGCTAACCACTTATTGAAGGAAGGATCAGTCTTTCTAGGATAAGTGTGATATGTAAGATTATTATCCATATCACAAGTAAATGTTAGAGAATCTTCTTCAATTAAGACTCTATCACCAATAAAGAGACCATGATCAACTGTTATTGCGTCAGAAAGAGCAGAAGCAAATGTATGAACATAATTACCACCACTTACAACTGCTTTAGAAGCAGTTATTCCAGCCCAACTATGAGCATCACTATTACTAATTGCACCTTGACCACCATTAACGTTAACTGTAATAGTAGTTGCAGATTCTGCAATAATTTCTAGAGCAGCTTCATAAGCATAGTCAGCACCATCTGCTGTATTAGCATCTGCCCCACGAGGATAAGTTCCAGATCCACTACCACAATTGAATGTTAATGTATTAGGTTTAATGTATATACTTTCACCTACTGTTAATGAATGAGAACCAATAGTAAGTTCCATATCACCACTAGTGGTGTTGTAAGTAGCATTAGTTACATCCCATTCAGTATTAAGTGTTTTACCAACATTTACTGTTATTGATGTTGCAGTAACTTCTGTAATTTCAATAGATTGATTATATACAGGATCTGTAGTTCTTGGATAAGTTTTAATAGTTTCATTTCCATTCATCGAACATGTGAATGATAATGAATCTTGCTTAATATTAACTTTATTACCCTTAGTTAAACTATGAGTACCTATTATTAATTCCAGATCACCACTTACAGGATTATATTTTGCATCTGTTACATCAAAAACAGGAGTGTCAACTGTAACAGATAAAACACCAGTACCAGCAGTATATGTGGCACTCTTTGCTGTATACTTACTACCAGTACGTAAATTATGATCGCCAATGGTCATAGTTAACCATCCAGTTTGACCATCATAAGTTCCAGCAGTAGGTGTGTAATTAACTGTAGGTGATTTACCAACAAATACATCAAAAGTATTAGTCTGAATATTAGATATCTCTAACCAACCTTGGCCAGCAGGATCATCAGGTCTTGGATAACTCTGATCAACGGTATTACCATCAGAGGTACAATTCATTACAAGAGAATTCTCTTTAATCTTAACTTTAGTTCCTGCAGGAAGTTGATGATTATTAACTTGTAATGTTAGATATCCTGTGGTAGGACTATAAGAAGCATCAATAGGAGAAAGTTCTGTAGGACCAGTTAAACTATGAGATCCTATTGTTAATACTAAATCACCTGTTGATGGAGAGTAAGTAGCATCAGTTGGTGTAAATTGTGTTAATCCTGAATAACCAGACTCAGTTATAGTTGTATCTGTTACCTGTGTTAAACCATGATCTCCTTGTATATCCCAAAGTTCATTATTGATGATATACTTAACCATCTCTTCAACCTTATTAATTACAAAGAGACTTTGTGGTATTTCATTCTCAATTTGACGTAAAGCAACAGGATTCTGTGTACGATCAACATAGAACGCAGCAGCATCCCATATACTACTATTACTACCATTTCTAAGGTCGGAAACAACAGAATCTAAAATATCACGGACATCATCTTCACAATTAATTTCCCCTCCAATAACGGTAAATGAAGGGAATACTTGCTTCATAATATAGACTGCTTCATTAGCAATAAAATCTTTATTAGCATCTATTAAAACTGAAGCATTAATATATCTTTGTGATCTATTTGCAAATCCAGCAGGAACCTTTGCAACTCCAACATTAACTGTAAGAGTAGTTGCTGATACTGAAGTAATATCTAGAGCAGTATTATATGCAGGATCAGTAGTTCTTGGATAAGAATGATTAGTTGCATGACCATCTTTAGAACATGTAAATGTTAGTGAAGATTGAGCAATAGTTAGTGTATCACTAGTAGTAAAACTGTGAGATCCTATTGTTAATACTAAATCACCAGTTACAGGATTATATGTTGCATCAGTTACATCTTTTTGAACTGCTCCAGCAGTTATTGTTATAGCATTGGATACTGTGCCACCTACGTAAATATGAGCACCAGAAATACGTGTACTTTCTAATATAGAATCATTATTAAAGTATTCGTTTGCTGTAAATGCTTCAGTACCAGACCAATCACTAGACCAAGTTTGTCCATCAATACCATCAAAGTGGAAGAGCATCTTAGAATTTGCATCTCCTTGGAAAATACCATCTTGAGGAGCAAATGGTAATGATGTATATCTGTTAGTATTAGATAATCTAAATTCATCAATATTACCACTAAACCCATTAGCACCAGTATAATCACAACCAATTCTTACTGGTTTAGAAACATAAGAACTACTATCTGTACCAGTACCTACTTCAGCACCATTAAGTATTATCTTAACTGTAGTAGATGATCTTTGAACACATACATGATACCAAACATCATTGTTTAATGTTGTTGCACCAGATGTAACCAAATCAGATCCATTAACATGATATCTTATTTGTCCAGCTTCAAGATATAATCTTGGGGCAACTTCAGATGCTGCAGATACTCTACCATCAAGAAGTGTTGCTGTACCAGATAAAGAACTAGTTGCAGCTCTCACCCACATTTCAATAGTAAATGCATCAGCACCAAATGCAGTTTCAGCACTAGATGGAATATTAATATAATCAAAAGATGCAGCAGCAAGTAATAATGATGCACCACCATATTTTGACTGAGCAGTATCTATTTGTGCACTACCCTTAAAGGTTGCTGTATGAATATCTTGTCCATTTGCTTGAGTTCTTCCAATCTTACCAAGGTAAATTGTATTACGTGCTTGGTTATAACCAATAACTTCTGCTTTTGTATCACGAGTTCTTATTACATGTCCTTGAGAGAAGAATCCAGTACCAAGTTTTTCTCTAAATGTTAATCTTCTTACTCTTCCTGGTTCATTAGCAGTAAATTCACCATCATTATTACCATATTCTAACTTGTAGTTACGAATAATCTCACCAGAAGTTAAAGCACCACTAGGATTATCATAAGGAACAACTACGTTATTAATTTGTTCATTTGATGGGAATTGAGAGTTAAAATCAGTCGCATTATCATCAAATTTAACAATACTTACTTGAGACTTGGATATATCATCAAGAACAACGTTTGGATATGTTTGAGAAGTAATTCTGTTGAATAATAGTCCAAAGAAAGATGATCCTGGAGAAATATTAACTTGTTCAATAAATTCATTCGTAACTGGATCTTGATATGTAGAAGTTGCTGTAATACTTGCAACTACCCCAGATCCAGCACCAATAATGACATCATTTAATTGAATATCATAAAGACCTGGTGTAGATTTATAAGTACCAGTTGTTTTACTTAAAGTAAGAGTATTAGTAACACTAATATCTGTTCCGTAAATTGGAATATCTTCTTGCTGTGAAACTGCACTAGTACCATCTATTCCTCTTGTTACACTAAGAGTCGTAGATTCTGTATTATTTGCAATACTATTAACTGTAAATATTTCAGCACCCATCTGATACTTCTTAGAAGTTTCAAATGTTCCAGCTGGAACTGGAGAATCATCAGTTAATGTATTAGAAATAACTTCAAAACTAGTAGTTGAAGCACCTATAGTATAACGTAACTTAGCAAGTGGTGTTTCAGAACCTGATTCTAAGTTAACCTCTTCAACTTTTGCAATATCTCCAGTTAAGTTAGTAACAGTTTCACCATATGTAAATAATCCAATATTATCAACTGCAAATTGACCTGTAAGGTTTGCAGAGAATCCAGTAGCACTAACTGTACATAATTCTCCAGAAGGAATTCCTGGTATAAATGTTCCTTCGGTAATGTATCCATATATGTCATTACCTTCTACCTTAGTAACAATTAATCTTGCTGTACTTGCAGTACCTACAAGACTATTACCTACAGTTGGGAATATTCCACTAATATTTGTAAATGTTAGTCTAACTGTAGCAATCTGATTAATAGTTACGCTTACATACTTAACACTAGCAGGTGGTTGAGGAGGATCAGCGAAAACAATAGAATCTCCTTCAATCTTAAATGCTGTATCTGGAGTTTGTACAACACCATTTAATACAATCATTAACTGATTAGCGTTAGCAACAATTGTATTTTGATCAACTGTTAGTGGGAAAGCAATCCTTTCACCATCAAATAAATTTGAAATATCATCTACACGTTGAACAACAGAGGTTAAGATATTCTCAGAAGATGTTAATCTCTTTTGACGGAATAAAACTTCAGTATTATTAAATTCTGTATAAACTGGTTCAACTAAAGCAAAACTTTGAATATTTGGAACTGTTGCCTGTCTAGCAAGTTCAACTGACTTAGTTAATTGGAAAGCAGTTTCTTTATTTGGTATAAGACCATATTCATTAAGATTTAACTCACCAAATACTTTAAATGATGCAGGGTGAACGTTCTTAAGAAGAATTTCTTTCCACTCACCAATAGATACTGCAGACTTAACAGCATAAGAGAAATCTTGATAGTAGTAAGAATCTTGTATTTTTTGAATAATTTCAGAAGGTTTACCAATATCATCAATGAATTGACCAGTAGTTCTAGTAATAGAACCAATTTCCAATACACCTTTAGCAATTGCAAGATCACTAATAATACCAGAAGATTTAGAAATAACACCAGTAAGTCTTTGACCTTCTAGCCAACTACCAGTATAGTCAACAACCTTAAGAATTCTAGGTCCAATCTGCCATCCAGAGTTGGTAGAAACATATCCAGTTGCAGTTGCAACATCTAAAGAATCTCCTTGATAAACTAATTCACCTTCTAAGAAGGTAGAAGTAATAACATTTGCTTCTGCAGCACCACCGAATGATGATGTTAATATTTGCTGCCTTCCTTCACCAGC